TTAAACCTAAATTATAAATTTATATTCCCACTAACAATGCCATTCAATACCACAGACAAAAGTGACATCATTCTTTTCTGCCTCTTTCTTTAAATTCTCTGCGGCTTTGACTGACATTCTTTGTTTTGTTTCTAATGCTTTCCAATTGGAATCAGAGATAATCTTAGGACTTCCACATACAGGACAAACCCTAAGTCTCTTTCCATACCTTAAGTTAATAGAAGAACCACAGTGTGGACAAGTTGCCTTACTGGATTTCCTTCCATAAGCAATGGTAAGGTCATCCTTAAACTTAAGGAACTCCTTGTATTTTGTGGTAAAGTTCTCAAAGGCATTCTGATATGCTTTTGATAGTTTCTTTGTTGTATATGCAGCCAAGTATGCTGTACTTCCTCCATAACTGCTTCTTGTTATAGAGTTTATAGCTTCCTCTTGGTTGCCAAACATTCTACTGGTTATCTCAACTTTAGAGACCTTGCATCTTCCACCATAGTCAGTGTCAAATTCATAACCAGTGAACTCGTCTATCAAACTTTGGATGTTCTTACTTGTTCTAGTATGCCATTCGTGCATAATTGTTAAATGTATTTGTTTTCAATAAACTGTTCCCTGAGTTGTTTTGCAAGTACTTGCATGTCAGGATGTGCATTCTTGGCACACCTCAGGCCAAAGAAGTGTTTCCAGTCTTCTTCAAAACCACATACACAGATTTCTGTCTTTAATGCATTAGGAAGCACCTGTCTTGCCTGTTGAGGTGTCCATCCCTTTTCATTGCAGAGCCTAAGATAATGAACCTCTGAGTCCCTGAGGGCATTCAAAAAGAAACCATTTCCATCTCTTACTTGTTGCTCAACATTCTCCACACCACAAAACCATGTCCAGAATCCATCTACCTCCTCCTTTTCATAATTACCACTAGGTAAATCTGACCAAGAAGGAATAATAAAGGTTAATTCATTACCGAACTTATCCTTTGAATAGTTACAATACCTTGTAGACTCCTGACAGAAAGACATCTTCCTGTGCCTCACAAGTTCGTGTGATACACCCCTGTCTGTGATGAATCTAACACAGTATCTTTTAGGATGAAACTCTGTTGGTTCTGACAAGAATTCAAGAGCACTTAAGGCATCATTCTCTACCAATACTCTATAATTAGTAGTAATATAGTTGTTTAATCCAATGTGGTTTACTTTTGTGTAGGGGCTACTCCAAATTTTCCAGACATTATTATCTATTAATCTCTGGTCTGTAATTGTTAAATAAACAGTACCAAATTCAAGAACAGCATTATGTCCTTCTCTGATTCTAGCATCAACAAATTTCTTTGCTTCTTCTCCCCCTTTGACAGGGGATTTATAACTGGTCTTACCACAAAGCTCAATCATATCATAAATCCCCTGCTCTCCAGGTCCTTGTTCAAGTATTTCTACTGAAGGTTTAATCAATTTCATCGTTATCTGATTTAGGTGATTCTAGTGTAAAAATAAATCCTACATTTGGTATATGAGATATTTCAGTTAGTTTTCTACCTTCAATCTCATTCCCAACAGCTAAAAATGGTCCTCCTGGAGGGTCAACAAAGTAATAGTCTTTCTTATTTTCTTTGTATCCTACCCTTACATAAGAGCCACTCTCATTATCGAGTTTAAGAACCCACTTATCACCTTCATAAGGTTCAAGGTTTACTATGTAACCATACCTATTATAAAGTGTAATATTTTGGGATTTAATGTCCTTTTTCATACTTAAAGTTTAATATATTATATGGTATTCATATATTTAGATTTAACCTTGAAGTCTGAAACAGCAGCATAATACTCCTCCAGTTTTTCTTTAACAATGTATTCTGGTCTTACTGCAAAGTACCTACAGTCAGTAGAAAACCTGTGCCACACCCCCGCTTGTTCTATTATTTCCTTTAAGTTACCTGATTTATTCCTATATAGATGAAGCAGTATTGCTTCCCAATAAGAATCATCAGAGCAATATTCATCTTTTATGGGGCAGTGTAGGGTAAAAGTTAGGGATAAACCAAAGAATACAATTGAAAGTTGTGGCGGATACTCATATCTTATATCATCATACTTTGTCTTCCAGCCCACATCAAAGTTAACAAACTTAAAGGTAAAAAACTTAGGCAAGTATATAATTGGTGGTATCCAGTTTAAATGATATTTCCTCAGTTTTCTCCTAATAGGACTTGCCCAAACTATATCCCAGTCTTTAAGATTCTTAGGGAGTTTGTGTCTAGATATTTCTGCAACCTTAACTTCAAAATCTTTGTTACCAAACTTCTCAGTTTTAGAACCGGTTGTTATAGTAACACTGTCCTGTACAAACCGTATTAGATTGGAACTTCTGTATAATAGAATCTTTGGCTTTGTCCAACAACAGTAAGGGTCTTTGCTAGCAAGACCAAAGTAAACCTTAAGAGAAGGCTTGACAAAAGTGTCTTTAACTTTTCTCCAAGTATTATATAATTTACACATACTTTCCTACTGGTTTATCCTCAAAATCATACTTTAAACCGTACATAAGAGAGAACCAAGAGAACTCCATTTCAGCTATGTACTTTCCTACCCTTTTAGGTTTCCAATCATAGAAATGCTCCATAAAGTATGCTTTCCACTGCTCATACTGCTCCCTTGAAGTAAAGGCATTATCACTATACCAGTGTTTGTTTTCTTCAAGTTTAGACCAAGCACAAAGCTCTTCAAAAGTATCCCAACGCTTGTCACTCCCTATGATTTCAAATTCCTTATTGATGCAATCTAAAGCGAATTGCTCACCACTTATTTTGATTGTCCGTGCCATAATTAATATGAATCATAAAAGTAAGCAGAGTCTTCTGGGTGACTCTTTAAATAGTTTTCAAGCCACATCAAATTTAATAAAATCTGAAGTTCACTTTCAACTCTTTCTTCATATGTCCAGATAGAATCTGAATCATCCTCATAAGTCTTAGGATTAAGAAGTTTAATAATTCCTCTGCGTATAGCAGGTAAATCTTCAGCTTCTACTGGGTAATCTCCTCCTTCCTGACCTGCGTGGAGAACCCCAAGAATAATCTCCCTAATGTCCCAACACTTACGCCAATAAGCAATATGAAACTCTCCCCTCTTCTCTACTTCTTCTTGAGAATCTATCCACCAAGCATCTTGTTTGGGAAAGTCCTCTGGAACTTTCTTATTTGAAAGTTTTAATACTATTCCGTTATCTAGTCCCATTATTATTCTCCTTATTTTTCAATGTTTTATTAAGACTAATCACTAGTGCAGTGATTTTAGAAACAAGTTCTTGGAATGAATAGCTTCCTTTATCCATAATCTCTCTGAATTCTGGACTGGCCATTACATATTCTACATAAGAATGAATACTACAAAGCTGAGGAACATCTATGTACCCTGGTTTATCTCCCACTTTATACAAACCACTTAAGTAGTGGTCTACATTAGTAGTTCCAAAACTTTTTTCATCGTGTCTTACAAACCAGATTCCATCAGGTAAGTATCGTTCATCATATCTACGACCAAAGGGTACATACTTTTTTCCCCTTTTTATGTAAACATTATTATCATCATTACTGCTCATCGTAAATACATTCCATTTCATCAACATTCCAACCAGAGAGGTCATTAGCTGCCTTCTGGTTAGTTCCAATATCTATATAAAGGGAGGCGTCTTGAGGAAGGACAACTTGTTCTTCAACAGCAGATATAAGGTCAGTATTTGAGAAATCCCTATCTACAAAGTAATCTCCATCCTCATCCTTACCCTCTGCAAGTACCTCATAATCACTTACTTTCACCTTGACAGTCTTACTCAAAGTAACACTCACAGTTACATTAATTTCAACTTCAGGATTCTCTTTTTGATTATAAGGAGCTCTTGGGTCATTGGATGCACCAAGAGGATAATCACCTAAGCTATTCATCTTCATTAAGTTCAAAATCTGCATTCTGTAACTCCAATATTCTTCTATATTTGTAAAGGTACCAAATAGCCTTATCTATATCCTCTATAGATTTATTCTTTTTAAGGCACCTCCAAATATATTTGAATGCATTCAATTTGCAAAATGATGCTACTTCTTCCTGCCCAAAAGCAGCTTCCATAGCATCAATACATTCTATCCCTCCACCAGCATAGTGCAAAGGATGATTTACATTATCACTCATATTTGAATTATCTTTAATCCATACTTCTCAGTCATTACCTTCTTGAAAATAGGCCAGTAAGAGTTCCTTTCCTCTCTCCACCAGTCCCAAAGGGATACACCTGGATGTGTGACCATATGTAAATCTCTGGAACATCTCCATTTAAAGCAGTTATAAAATGCCTTTACTGCTTGTTTCCTTGAGTCATAAAGTAACTTTCCAGATACAATTACTGGTTTTCCAAGCACAGTTATAATCCACTTTCCAGAACCAGTCTCAAGAAGCTCATCTCTAAAAAAGTTATTTACAAATTCAGGGGTAATGACTGCTTCAATGTATTCTCTATTTACCATCTGATTTTATTGTTTTAATTATTTGGATTATAGGCCAAGCCATAGCCCAGCATATAAAAGCAAAACAATTGAGCAATAGTTCTAATATCTTAATAGGTATTAGAACTATTAACTCAATTAATGTTTCCCACCAGCTTTTCATATCAGTGTACCCAATAATGTTCTACCGTAGGTTCTGCGGGAATAGGCAAAGATTTACAGAATTTAGCTGCAGAGGCAGACATTAAAGATGCAAGTATTTGAGGAAAGTCACTTAGTTCTTCTGGGTACTCACAATTAATTTCATCGTGAACTACAACACAAAGTTTAATCTTTCCAAACATATTATTATCAACTATCCAATTAAATAAGGAAGTAATAGCATCTTTCATAATTATTGCTCCAGTACCTTGAGTAGGACTATTTAATGCATACCTGTCATACTTACTTGCAGCTTGGAAATGGTTTCTCACCATTATAGCAACATCATCTCCAGTACCTTTATGATGAAGTCTATAATCTTCCCAAAATTCTTGATTAAAAGATTGTTGTCTTAATTTCCAGTCTTCCCAGTCCCACCAATATACTTTATGTCCAGTAATGGGAGATATTATTACATACCCATTATCCCTTACAAACTTACTGCCTTTCTTTACAAAAGCAGTTCTGCCTGCAAAGAATTTATCTAGACTGTCAATATATTTTTGGGCCTGCTCTTCACTACACCCTGCTGACTTAGCTATTGTAGGAGCTGCAGCACCAAAAAGATATGCAAACTCTACATATTTAACTGCCTGTCTCCATTGAGGGGCTTTCTTTTTAACTTCCAGAGCAGATGTACATCCACAGTCTTCACACTCTTTTCTAAATACTGCCCAAGCAAACATTGAATGAGTGTCACCAGTTCTCTCTATAAACTCTTTTTTCATTTCCTCATCATTGTAAATATCTGCTGCCAATCTTGATTCCTCTGCAGAAAAATCGCAAGATACAAATAAATTACCCTTTTCAGAAACAAAACAAGCTCTGGTTTCAGCATCGTGTGGAAGCTGTTGCATATTTACATATTTAATATCTCTTAAATGTTTATATTTAGCTAAATCGGGATTGCTTCCTCCACCAGAAGACATTCTGCCAGTAGCTGCACCAAGCTGTTTAAATGTAGTGTGTAACCTGCCTGTTTTAGGATTAATTAAATCTAAATGGCCTTGACCATAGGTACCAACAACTTTTGAAGCTTCTTTATAATCAAAATATAATTTCAAGAATTCATCATTGATGCCTTTCTGATTGGAAAGCTCCTTCTCAAGAACAGTGTCTTTGTCTTCCCCAGTTTTCTTATCCTGAGTAGAAGTGTTAAATCCTAACTTCTTGGCTATTTTAATTACTTGTTGAGAGGAATCCCAATTAACTGTACATTTAGGAGTCAAATCAAATCCTGTAAACAAATCTCCTTGGGGGTCAACAAAGACATACTCTGGAAATTGATTAGAACTAATGATGAAGTTATCTAATAGAGATTTTCTTTCTGAAAGATGTTTTTGGTCTTTCAGCATTTTTTTCTTCCACCTGTCTTCATCTAACTTAATTCCACACCATTCAAGATATGCCATAGCTGGCACTGCAGCACATTCTAATCTGGCCCCAACTATACACCCCTTTTTTTGACACTCAATAAATTGTTTATCTGCAATATCCTCTAGGTAAACAACATCTCCTGCAGCATATTGAATAACTTTAGTATCTAAGCCCCTCCAAATAATTTCTCCTCTAGTAGATTTATCTATATCAATTCCTAAATATCTTGAAGCAATTTCTTTAAGAGAAAAACTTATTCCCCCATAGTTACCATAAGAAGGATAACCAAGATATAATAGCTGCTCAACAATCATAGTATCATAGATTTTTCTTGGTATAATATTATAATTGTAAAGAAACTGTAAATCAAACTTTGCATTCTGAAGAATTAATTGTTTTGTTTCAAGCAGCTCTTTATAATATTTAACATCTATACAAGAACAGTCTACTACTATCTGAGCATTTGCAGCCCTATTCCCAAATTGGAGACACAATAAATCACATATATGTGGGTCTTTACCTGAGGTTTCTGAGTCTAATTGAATGACATTCCAAGTATTCATCATCTCTAAAGATTCCTCCTTAGAGATGATTTTATACTCAGAATGTTCAAACAGTTCTCTATTTAAAGAGACCAAATAAATCATTATCTATATGCTATTAATTCTCTGAAATCAATAATGTATTTATATTTCTCAAAGAACTTATTACCGAGAATTCCATGCAATTTAACTCCACTCTCATCTTCAATTGCTTTAAAGGCTTGAGATAAATCCATAGCACCAAATTCTTCAGTAAACTTTAAATCTTTGTACCCAATTGTAATGTTATAATGCTTAGTCTCAATGCCTGTACCTCCTACACCCGTAGTTTTTGAGGAAGCACCAATATCCTGTGCATTCAAATCCTTTATAACCTTTTCATTTATATACGAAATATTACTTCCAGTATCCAGCAAGAAATTAAGTTTCTTTCCATCACTGTTAAATGTTACAATTGGAAGTTCACAAAGGTCTAATCCTTCTTTGAAAGAAATCTTTGTTTGTTCTTTCCTTTTATTCCTGAATAGGTGATACCACTCAAGGATGAGCACTATAATACAAACAAGAATAAAGGCTATAACTATAATTAGTTTATTGTTTATCATCTCTAATTCTAATAATATACATTTTCCTGGCTTAGAAAAATGGTCTGTATATCAACAGCCTTTCTATTCTTTTCCTCTAAGTTAAGAGTCTTTGCCAACTCTTCAAAGTGGTCAGTGGCATACTTAGTAGCAGAGAGAATATCTTCTGCAGCAACCTTAACTGTCCCACCTATATCAATGGTCCAAGACAGAATATTATCATCCCTCTTAGATTTTATTATTGGCTCAGTCTTAAACTGTATATTGTATACATTTTTACTTTTCATAATACATCTTTTGTTTTAGAATAAACTCTGGTCTGTGCTTCTTTGTATCTTTCCTTGTCAAAGAACTTAATAGGTCTAAGGAACCCAATTACTCTTGTCCACCAAGTAATCCTGGTACTTCCACACTTAGGACACACCTTTATAGGTTCTTTGCTAATGTAATGGCAGTCATCACATTCACTATTAGGAATATTAAAGGTGAAATATGAGGTACCATTAGCAATAGCAAAGTCTATAAGTTTAAGATATTGTGGTTTGCTTAAGTGCTCTTCAAGATTACAATGTAAACCTACTCCTCCATCAAGAAGTTCAGTAAACTCCCTTCCGTGAAGTTTGAATTTCTCAAGTACAGAGGTCTCAGGGTCTGAGGCAATATAGAAGTAAGAGTTATACAGGTTTCTGTCTTCAGGAACCCAGTAACCTTCCTCCTTATCCCAACCATAGTTCTTACTTGACAGTCCCTCTGCAGGCACTAACTCTGTGTTGAACATAAAGTCTTTGGTATTGTGCTTTCTATTCTGTTCAGAAATGGTTCCAGTAATGAGTCTACAGAAGTCTTTGTACTCCTCATTATAGTTACATTTCATTCCTAAGAACTCAGCTGCTTCATTGAGGCCATTAATACCAATAGTACTGAATAGTTTGTGCATATTGATATATCCAGCAGTAGAAGCATTCAGCATACCTGCATCTTCGGTCTCATAGAGTAAAGTCTTATAGGCGATGTGATACTTATAAACCCTTTCAAGAATATTTGTTAAATAAGTCTTTAGAGAGTTGGTAATATCCTCTTCTTCCTTATCAAGAGTTTCAGTTATTCTGGCCCAATCTTGAATAATTCTATTAAGGTTGAGAGTAATCACATTGGCACTACCAGTCTGAACTCCAGTAAGACCATTAGTAAATGAAAATACATTCTCTGCAATCTCATTCCTGAGCCTACAACAAGAAGCAATTGCATTAGGATTATCAGATATATAGGTAAAGAATGAATGTCCCTTGCTATACATTTCTGCAACAAAGTCCTTCCAATCCTTATCCTTTATATCACCATCCTCTGACAGAAGAGCAACTGATTCCACAGGAAAAGTCAATAATGTCTTAGTTCTTTCCTGATTGAACCACTGCATAAAGTCTTTCTGCAACCAATTAACTCTCTCCCATTTGGGCTGAGTACCATCTGGGAAATAGAAATCATCAAACAATGCGTGCCAATAGTTCTCATCATAATAAGATATGTTGGTGAATGGTGATTGATAACTTCTATTGCCTGCTGGCTGATTCCATCCATAGACAATCTGCTGATATGCCTGATGAATAGCCTCACTGATGGTTCTTTTAGGTCTTAATGATACTATTTCTAGGGTATCCCTATGATAGTTCTCACCAAAGTCCTTCACACAGAAGTAGTCCAAGAAGTTAAAGAACTCTCCAAATGCTACAGCACCTTTGCACTGAGCAGACAGAAGAAAGGTTAGGTTAACCAATTGGCCACAGAAAGAACTCAAGTTCTTTGGGGCAACAGTACCCAATCCATCCATTCCCTT